CCAATTTACGTTATCTCCATAAATTGTAGCCACACGTTGATTAGAAAGTTGTTGCAATGTTCTTCTTTCAACCAATCGCTTTTGTTCATCAAATATTGGTCTTAACTTAGCGTAACTTTCCATGTCTAAGTTATCAATAAATATTTTTAATGCAGCTCCCATTGCGATCACATTCCACCATTGGCGAATTTCTGGTTGATCTCCAGCTGTTAAATCGTCGGGATTGTAATAAACAGTACAATAGCATTCATAAGCGACGTCTGGAACTGGGTAGAACGTTAATGCTTTATTATAATACAGAACTGCTAATGGTCTTCCTTCTACATAAGTTAAGGATTGTACCGTTATGACATTTCCTGCAGGGATAGCTGCATTCCAGGTAAGAGCTGCAATAGCCCCAGTTGCATAGTTAATTGTACTACCAGCAACAACGTCTCCTGTAAATGTTCCAGCACCATTATCTACGGCAGTTAACTGATTACCAGCTACATCAACACAGGAAAGAAAGACTGATTCTGGTAAAAGTGGTGTGTTAGTAACTGTTCCAGTGTATGGACCAGCAATGCCGGTTGCAGTAGCCAGACTCTGTACAGATTTCCTAGAAGGAAAATAATTTAAGAAACTTTGTGAATCTTGGTAATATTGAATTTGATAGCCACCAACATAAAAAGGAGGTGCTATATTTGTATATTTATTCCAATCAACAGCATAAAGCCATTCTCCTGCAATTAGGCAATCGTCTCCTCCAGGTGTTGTTGCAAGAAGCGGACTTTCTATATTTTTTAAATTCCATAGCTTTAAATGTTGAGGCATTTCGTAAACATAAAAATCATTGATATAATCTGTGATTTCCGCGTCTGTCATTTGATTAGCAGATGGTCTTCCAGTTATTTTTCTAACTTTATCAATAATCTGCTCTAAAGTTCCTGTAACTGCCATTTATTCCTCCTATGTAGCAACATTTGTAATAGTGCCGCTAACCGGCATGACGTGTGCTATTGCATTGGCTCCGGGTACAACAAACGCATCCATTTCTTGTGTATCTAAATCCAAACATGTAAATGTTGTCAAGCCTGTTACATTGATCCTGGTTTCGACATAATCTAAATGCATTCCATAAGTCCTAGGAACGACAATACAAACCCACGAACCATCTTCATAGCCATGAGCTGCAGAAGTGGTCACACCAGCTTGTATTGCATTCGTAATAGCGGTTATAGAATGCCTTTCCGGCTCAAAGTCAGGACTGCCCATTACATATACTCCGTAGATAAGAATTGATATCTCTGTCTTTTAGAGCTAACAATCGTATATAGTTGAGGTGTTCCATCTGGTCCTTTCGCATAATCCCTTTCAGGAACAGCTGTCATTTGATTGATATGTTTTGCAACCCCAAGTGGAATCGTATAATCCTTTCCGTCTTGAAATGTATAAGTTCGATGTGGATCTTCTTTGTATTTTCTATAACTGAAAGTTAAACTTCCGCCAGGTGCTTCTAAGTTTTTAAAGATTCCTTTCACCATTCGAGAATCTTCGTCACGTGCTTTTTCTCGCATTTCTTCAGCTTTTTTAAGCTCTTCTTTCGATCTTTTTTGTTTAGTTCCGACTGTGAACTCTTGAACAAAACTCATGTTATCTCCTTTTAAAAATGGGGGACCGAAGCCCCCCTAATTTATTTACACAGTGTAATCACGGCTAAATGCCATCCAATCCATTACGTTGGTGTTTGCACCTACGACACCTGTGTCGAGATACATTCCATAGTAAGCACCGTTTGTTAAAGAAGAAGTCAACTTGGTTGCTACTTCTCCAACAGCGGTTACTGTTGGATGTGTCACACCTGCGGCTGCTGTGGCAGAGTTTGGCCATGCCCAAGCAGTAAAGGCAGTTGTGTCAATATCAATGGTGAATGTATTTGCTGTAACAGCTGTAATTGTTCCTGTCATGCCGTCAATTTCAGTCATGCCAAAATTAGCATCTGGAACATGTATTGTTACTTTGTCTCCAACTAAATAGTTATGAGCTACAGAAACGGATACAACAGCATTTGCTGCTTGAGAAATATTCAATATCCAACGTCTATAGGGTGTATAATATTTAGCTGGAATTACTCTGTAATCAGCATTGGTTGCAGCCGCTGCAAAACCAGAAGCATCCAAATAACCTAGGGTATAATCAACACCACCAGTAACAGCTGTTACGGTGAAGTCAAGACCCGCTATTTGCAACATTCCTGTTGTATTAATCATTCTTACGATATTTCCAACAGCTGGGTTGTTTGCATCTGATACAACAGCTGGGTTAGCTGCAGTAATTGCAGTACCTGTTGCAACTAAAGCGCCTGGAGTTTGTGAGCTAAGATCTACAAATGTAAATCCAGCCCCTCCAGCTGCAATAGCACCTGCACTGATATCATCGGCCGCATCAACCATGGTTTGTGCTTGACCATCTGCCATTCCATCAAACCATTCGGCTTGAATAGTTACAGAAGCGGTTGCTCCCCATTGAGTGCGGTTTCTTACCACAAAATAATGTGGTCTTTTTGGTAATTCAATTGTTGTCGCAGCACCTGTTGATACGAAGGTACCTTGAGCGATTAAACCTAATGGTGTACTCATAGTCTCCTCCTTATGCTAGTGTTGCTCTAAGATTAATAATCCATGCGTCGTTTGTTCTTTCTGTTACTTTCATGACCTTATCTCTAAGGCGGAAGAACCTCTTCGGATTCTTCTCTCGAGGTTTCCTCTCGAGTCCAGACTTTTGCATCTCCTTTCGGAGTCTTCTCGCTAAGTCGTTCAGCGTGAAATCTATATCTTTGATGATGGTAAAGATGGCAGGAAGGACACATCCATATGACTTCATATGGCTTTGAATAATCTTCATGATGTCCATGAGGAATACATTCGCATTGGCAAATATCACAAACATTTGGACGATGAATTTTCCCACGATATATTGCAGTTCGGAGCAATCCTTGTGCTTTAATCTTTTCTGGGTTTTTTCTTTTATATTCTTCATCATATTTCCTTTTTAAGGTTTTCCATTTTTCTGTTTGTCTATGTTTTTTTACTCTTTTTTTGGCCTGCAAACGACTTTGTTCGAGATTGTTTTTGTATCTTTCTCGTAGCCGTACATTTAAGAGTTTTCTGTTTTTTCTTTGCCATTCTGCTTTGTAAACCTTGTTTTTCTCTATCGATTCCTTAGATCGATTTTTCTTTTTGCCTCTTTTCCTACAACATATTTTGCATTTTTGATTTAAACCAAATCTGCCTTTTTTATCTTTACCAAACTCTTCAAATGGTTTTTCAATACCACATCCTGTACATATCTTGAACATTCTTTTACCTTTGTTACAGGTAACATATGATACATGGTATTCCATTCTTTTTCTATAAATTTCTTCGCCCTCGTTGCCATATTACGCAGCCTCCTGCATAACGTAGGTTTCCGAGTCAATCAGAGAAGATTTAATGAGGACAACTATGTCTATCCTCGAAGCGAACGCAAAGCGATAGCCACCAGTTTGACGAAGCTCGCAGGGATCGTCGCCCCCTAAGTTGTTACTATTCAATAACTTATGTATTGAATGGAAAGATCGCTTCAGACCTTTCTCTTGAGGTTTCCTCTCAAGTCCAGACTTTCGCATCCCATTTATGGGTCTTCTTGTTAAGTCGTTCACGCTGCCCTCCCGAAGGATGCTTGCGCCCTGTCACCATAGCTTATGCCGTAGGCTTCCAAGTCAATTAAAGAAGATTTATACTGGGCTAGGGCGAATTTATTTATTAACCCAGGTGGATGGTAGATGTATTGTGCACTTGAGCCATCTAGGTCAATGCTACAGTATGCTTCTTGTGCTGATATGAACATGTTGTAAACATCAGCGCCAAGTAGTGAAGCGGAGCCAGTTACAGAACCTCTAGAGCTGAGGAAGAATCTAACGTTTCCGATAGAACCCCACTCAGAAGGTAATGTACCACGATCGTTTGGATACTGGGCTTTAGCGATAAAGCCGGCAACGTTTTCTAGTTGACCAATCATATTGCTGTCTGCCATGCAGATATAAGCATCTCGGACTGGTCCGGTACCGAATTTATCTTCTCCGCCTATCATTTCGGAGACAAACTCTCCGTCGTTGTTTTGTAATGTTGCTACTACACCGTCTACGTCTGAGCGTACGATTTCCGTCGGATTGTCCTTTTCTATTACTTGTTGACTTAAATATTGTTCAATTGGTATGATATGTTTATGAAATTGAAGAAAATTTATATTGCTGGATATATTGACGGGGATGGATGTTTTTTTCTTCAAAAGATTAAAAATCCATATAAATATCGAGCAAAAATAATTATTTCGTCTACTAACAAACAAGTTTTGGAATCTTTTAAAAAAGATTTTAATGGTTGCATTCAAGCCATGCCAATCTATTTTGAGAAACACAAACCTCAATTTCATTGGTATATCACAGGGTATAAGGCTTTGGAATTTTTGAATTCCTTCAAACATTTTTTGATAGAACGGAAAAAAGAATCGGAATATTTTGAAGAATATATTCTTACAAAAAATCACCCAATTAAAGATGAGATTATAAAAAAGATGAAAAATTACAGACATTTGAACAAGCAAATAACTAAAGAAGTTTTTGAAGACATTAAAAAAACTCCTTTTTTGGGTAATTTTACTGAAGAAAATGCTGCATATCTTGCAGGTTTCATTGATGCTGAATGTTCTCTTATAATCAGCAAATATAAAACTAAAAATTCTCCCAATTATATTTATAAGATAGTTCTTTCTTGTAACAATACTTCTCCAAATATTTTTTATTGGTTTATGGAAAAAATTGGTGGAAGTGTTTGTTTTGTTAACAGAAAAGCAAAAAATCCAAAACATAAGAATCAAATTAATTGGAGCATTTCTGGAAAAAAACTTTATTCTATCTTGCAACAAGTTTTTCCATTTCTTCGTTCTAAAAAAATTGTTTGTCAAAAACTTATGGAATTTTATGAAATGACTTTGAAAAAAGGCGGAGATAGGCATTCTGAAGCTTTCAAAACTTCTTATGCTAATATTATTTCCGCTAAAGAAAAAATCATTTCCGAAGTCCATAAATTAAACTCCAAAGGTAAATAAATATTTAAGCGGGATAGTCATCTCTGCTATCCTCTCTATGTTTCCATAGAGTTTAGAGCACTGCTTCACGATTTCTCGTGTCTTCTCGCTTGCTACGTTCACGCTGCCCTCCCGAAGGATGCTTGCGCCTCGTTGTCTTCAGCATTATCTGTTAAGAGTTTCGAGTCCATCAGAGAAGATTTTACAACGGCAACAAATCTACCGTTGGTTCCACCGACACAATTGACGATGGAAGCAGTAGCCTCAAGCATATCCCGAATTAATTGGTCTTCGGTCTCTCTCATCGACTGTCCAAGTCTCGCAACGTTCTCATTTAGAACGGGATCCTCGTTGATCAAGCTCACTTCTTTGGTAATTATCGTGTATGTTGCATACCAATTGATGGTAGCGTCTATGTCAATAGCGGTGAGCTGTTGAGATGGTGGATTCATCATCGCTGGGTTAACAGGTACAGGCGCTGTTTCCAAACGGTTATATCGTCTCATTCTGAGGATATTTCCGCTGTTAGCAGGATACTTGTACGGAACTGCACCCAATCGGTGAATCAACCTTGCTTGAGGTGTAGACAACAATTTAGCTGAAAATTTTTGCTGGACTGGAGCCGGCAAAATTGTGCTTGTTGTGGTCATTATTTAACCTCGTTATTAATAAGCCCTTCCAGCAGCTTGCATCATTTCTTTGTAAAGCTGATCACGGGATGCTTCCGACCATTGATTTGCATTCGTCAAAGGCGTTTGTCTTGCAACACTTTGAGAAGACGCAGGCTTTGATAAGTTTTCTTTCATTTTCTCATCGCCCTTTGATGCGCTTGCTTCTTGCTGAGGCAATACAAACTTTTTTAAAATCTTATAGGTCGCTTCCCATGGATTCGGAGCTTTTGAACATGCGGCTGCTAAACCAGGCTCTTCTGTTTCTAATTTCTTTATATTTTCTTCAGTCATTACGGAGTCAAAATCATTGAATTTAGATTTGGCTTTTTGAGGTAAAGAAGCACGTTCCTGTTGACTTATCATGTCTTGAACTATTTTCTTAGCTTGCCTTTCTGATACCTTCATGGCTTGTTTCACCGTGATAATATCTTCGGGATCCAGCTTTTCTAGTTCATCTTCCTCCGGAAGAGGAGTAGGTTTGTTCTTTGCTTCAAAAGCCTCTTTCAATTCTTGAATTTGCTTTTCTAGTTCAGCATTTTTCTTATCAGACGCTTCCGCCTTCTCTCTCAACCGAGCGAAATTATATTCTTTTGTGCCTTCAGCAGGCTGAGCTTGCTCTTGAGTTTGCTGAACTTCCGATGAATTAGCCTCAGGTACAGCGGATTCCTGATTTTGTACGCTTTTTGCTTCTTCTTCGGTCATATTTACTCCTTTTTGGGTTTGCGACGCCCTCATACGCTTCAGGTGTACGATAAAATCGTACGATTGCCTTAACGCCGACAAGCGAATATTTTAATTTGATAGTAGTAAATATTTTATTTGATACCAATAAAAATTTTAATTGATAAAAAAAGACAGCGCAAACGTTCACTTTTTAAAACAGGAGATTGCCTATTTCAACATTTGCGCTGAGGAATCATTTAAATTGATGTTTTCTTGTTTGATATATTTATTTATCCATCGAATGAGATCTTTATTATACTTCTCAGGATCTCGTAAAAAGTTTTTCATCTCGGTTCGATGTGGTAGAGACCATAATAATTTTAATTCGTCTTTTTGATAGTCGTATTCCCATAAATCCGTTGACTCTCTTAGATAATAAAGCGGAACTCTTAGAGCTTTTAGATATAAGTTAACTTCGTTTGTGTTAGTCGGGTTTTTTTTAAACATTGTGACAAAATAGATCTTATCTAAATTAAAATCGCGATGGAATTCTATTTGATTCCATAACTTTTCCATAAAAAACTTGCCGATTTCGTTACTTAGATCACCTGCGGCTACATGATAATCTGAAAGGTGGATCTCTTTTTTAGAAATTTTTATGTTTGTCATGTCTAATAAAATATTTACTTTACATATAACATAAAAAAAAGCCTTAAGTCAAATAAAAACTTAACTTAAGGCTCGGAGAATATAATATGAAACTGATTATTTATATCTAGATTTATAGGAAGCTTTAAAAGGAGATTCTACAATTTCACTTTCTGGAGAAAGAGATCCTTTATATCTAGACTTATAATTACCAGGTGCTTTTGATTCTACTGTATCAGTAGCTAATTTCCCAGCACCTTTGCTCATTTTATAACCTTTTTTTTGGTATCGGGTCATTTCTTTGTACCCTCCACCCTCTCGGCGTCTTGCCATATCACACCTCTCGGGTTATGTTGTTACAACGTTTATAATGTCCGCGGTCTACCGCGGGTAAGAAGGACGAGGGTGCTAGCATTCCCCCTACTAAGTGATCTATCCCGACACACTGTAGATTCCTTCAAAGTTTTATTTTTTCTTTCTAAGTTTTCGTAATGTCAATGCAAGCGTTGCTCTTTTTTCTGTTTTCTTAGATACTCCTTTCCCACCTGCAGCCTTTTTAAGCTTTGAGATGGGTATGTCTTGTCCTTTTTTAACACCCATTGTTTTTCTAAGAGCGCCTTTTTTACGAATTGCTCCAGCAATCCAATTTTTCTTTGCCATCTTATTTTCCTCCTATAGGAAATCATAATATTTTGAATCTATTAAAATTTCTCCTAAATCCTCTATTAATGAATCCACCTCAATTCTTGAGTACCTATTTTCCATTTCCTCTTCAGTTATTTCCTCTTTAGAAGGATAATATTTATAGCCTTTATATAATGCCCTTCTTAAATCATCTAGACTCGATAATGCAGATGCCATATTAGATGCATTTTGAACTAATTTTAATTCATATTGATCGTTGTTATTTTCATGATCAGGTTCGAACTCATATATAATTTTCACTCTTCATCCTCGTCTTCTCTTGTTAACATAATTTTTACAAGCCTTGCCAATGCTTGCAAGCTTTTCACTTCTTTTCCATCTTCCATCATGTCTAAATATTCAAGTATTTTTTTATAATCTTCAGATTCTAACTGATATAAAAGTCTCATATTTTCCTATCTATTTCTAAATGTTTTAAATTTGACTTAAACTCTTAAAAGGCATTACGCTCCCTCCATTTGTTGTATCGGCGTTCGTGGAGGTTTTGCTTTTTCTATTAGCTCCTGCGCTTCTTCCCTTCTTTCGTCAATGCTGGATGTTTCCTTTAATCTTTCTATGATCTCTAACGCCTTTTGTAAATTATTTAAATCCATTTCTGTAAGAGTTTTTGCAGCTTCAACTTTATGTAAAGCTCCTAAATCTTTATCTTTTTGAGCTTCCGCTAAGCGCTCAACTGCAAGTGCTCTGTTTTCTGGTATTCTTGTAAATCTCTCAGCTCCCAATCCTTGATCAGCAAAAGCCCTGCTTTCTGCAAGATTTGCTCTGGCTTGCAACTCTTGCATTTGTAATTGAGCTTGTAATTGAGCTTGTTGAGCTTGTTGTTGTTCTTGTTGAACGATTTGCTCGATAACTTTTGTTTTGTTCTGAAGCGTAGACATTTCAAGCAGAAATTCTGCCGGAATCGGTATTCCGGCCTCACGTAGATAAAGTGCTTGCTGAAAGGCTTGCATTCGTTGTGTAGGGCTATCAGTGCCTTCGACGACAACACAATCAAATTTACCGAAGGATTTATTATAGAATTGTTGCGTTGGTTGCTCCTCGATGATTCTTGAAACTTTAGCCGGTGTAAAATTAGCTTGCATCATATCGAGTTCTAGAGATCCAAGGCATTTCATACCCTCGTCCAAGTGATCAAATAGAATCTGTAACGTTGTTAAACCTGCTCCTTGCCTTAACATGGAAAGAATACCGGCTTTATCATCGTCAGCAGCTCCAAGAAGCTCTTCATTCACTCCGGAAATTTCCATTATGTCGGTATTCATTTGCTGGATCACATTAAAGAATGATGGTGAAACATCTGCAGAAGGAATCTTTTCAACAGATTGTAAACCAAGAGGCGCGTCTTTCTTAATAAAGAGAGCTTGTCCTTGACCGGATTTGAAAGCATCTTCATCGTTGACGAGTGAATCTTCCATGACTTTTAAGCCGGAATTAACTTGACTTTCCAATACATCTAAAAGTATTTGCTGGCGTCTATTGAGAATAAATTGAGCATCACGAAGAGATCTCACCACTCCTTGCATTCTCCATTCGTAATATGGAAGTTCTGGTTGATAATACGCCATAATCGGAACAAATGGATATTTATCAATTTTATATGGATTTGCACCGTTATACATCACACGATTATTAACACTAATAGCAAGCTTACACGTTTGCTTTTGTATCTTTTGGCTTTTAAGTTGTGGATATCGCATTAAAAACATTTTTAGATTTTCTTCAGGTCCTGTCCATTCCATAGACTCTTCATTAATAGGGTCTACAATGATCATTGCGTCTCTATAATCGAGATACCAATATTCGTCATAAGGTAATAAATCTAGATTTGAAAGATTAAAGTTCTGAGGCAAAAAGTTAAAATAGCTGTCTTTATTCGCAGAACGACTCATTTGCATGATTTCTTTTTCACGTTCCGGCATGAGAGAGCTTATTTGTTTTTTAGAAAGAAACTTTCTTGTCCAAATATAATTGCAATCGGATAGATCTGTTTTTTTGAAATAGGGATCAATAAGATAGCCGTTATAGCTCATGTTATCAACGCGAAGATCTCCAGAAAATGGGTCTTCTCGATAGTCCATCCAAACAGAAAGTAAATTCATTCCACTAATACAGGAGCCTAAAAAAGCTTCTGAAACAATATTCATTATGTTTTGTTGGTTGTTAACCCACATAAGGAGCTTAGAGAATTGATCTGCTGTTTGCTGGTCTGATCCTTCAACGGGTTGAACGTTTAATGTTTTTCGATTGCGACGTTGATAACCAGAAATCATGTTCACGATTCTTTTTATCTTGTTGAAGCTGAATTGCTTTCTTCTTTGAACCGGTATTTGATTGTAATATTCAGACCAAAGGCTTTGATCCCCAGCATAAAATCGTTCATCAATGGATTGTTGAACCCACCTTTCTTGAGTTATTGCCGATGTGTCATTATATATCTGACGCATTTGTGATTTAATATCTTTGTCGTCATCTGTGTAAAATTCTTCAAACCCTCTCAAGCCATAGGTTGAACTTGCCATAACAAACCCCTTGTTGTATATGGCTTAAGATAGTAATAAATATTTTAATTGGCAATTAAGAAGATTGTTTTTTCTTCCTGTTTAAATAATATTTTCTGTTAAGAGCTTTAGATTTCTCAATATTTCGATAATAGTTTTTTTGTCTTCTAAGCCTTTCCCTTTCAGTATTTTTTTTGTAATATTCTCTATTTCTTTCTCTATTTCTTTCTTTTAATTCATCAGGCGTTTTTGGCAATGATATCCAATAAATATGCTCTGTATCAATATTACCTATAAACTTTTCATATGTTATAATGGTTTTCCAATCATTGTTTTTGTCCTTCAAGCAAACTATAACATATGTATTTGAAGGTGGCCATTTGTCTTTAACACTTATCCACTTCATAAAAACTCATTAAATAAATATTGTAAAATAGTAAAATAGCAACGGTCTCGATTTTCTTCATCCTCAAATGTTAAAACAGTAGTAATAGTTCCATAACGCAAATATACATATTCCCATTCAAATATTTTTATTTTAAAACGTTTCCATTTCCAGAATCCTACTGAATATCTAGTGATCTTTTTTATATTATTATGATTAAGTTTTATGGTTTTGTTGTCATCAGAAACTTTCATTTAAAGTAATCCAGCTTGAGCTTTTCGCCTTAATTCGTCAAGCCTCTCTTTTGTCATGCCTGACGTTCTAAGATTTTTAACTGCAATAGCCATATACCGAAAAGAATCGGCAAGATGGGAATATTGATCGTGCACAGGACGCTCTAAGTAAACATTATGTTTTTCGTCAAACTCTCTTCTATAGTTTTCAAGTGCCTTAATTAGATATCTGCATTTATTTTCATCCATCCATAAGCGAGGGAAAAGACCTCTGGCAATTTCTATTCCATCCTGTAATCTCATTTTTAACGTCGGAAGTGTTGTAAATTGTATTCCTAAGTTAGAGGCTATTGATTTTCTAGAAAGACCTGTGCCCAATTCCCTGTTCTCTATATCGTGCGGGGCATAGTGAGTTTCATAAATATATGGCTTGGAATGTATCACTTGTGCGTAGTGTTCAAGAGATTCGCCATGATTTGAATAAGTCTCTATGATATGTATTTCATTGCCTATAACTTGGAAAAATATTATTGAAGTATCGTCGGATATGCCTAGATCCCACGCAGTACTAACTCTAGCCGTAGAGTCAAAAGGCACAAAACCAATTCTTCCATCGAATCGAATTTGATCTATATATTTGATATAGTAAGCACCAACAAGCCCCGTAAAGTCGACTTCATACTCTGAGCGGATCATTTCCTCAGACATTCCGGCATCTCTTTCTTGCTGAATGTCTTTTTCGGTGAAAACACCGCCGTCTTTCCACGTTACCTTTTGCGTGTACCATAGGGGATTCGTTTGTGCCATTTGCCATAGGTCATAGAAATGGTTCTTGCCTCTTGGCGTCGTTGCAATGATGATAAAGCCGTCGTTTTCTAAGACAACAGGCCTTAGATATAGGTATGCATTGGGATTTTGTAGGGCAAACTCTGAGAAAATAAGCCCTTTGTATGCAGTACCGACTGATATTTGCTTATCAGAGCCAAAGAACTTGAGCGTTGAGCCGTTTTTTAGTTCTATGAACATCATGTTATCAACTTTTCTTTTGATAAGCTCTTTTGGTATATGATCTAACAAACGAAAGCCTGTTTTGTCAATGTTTTGCCAAGCTGCTTCCCTTGCTAATGATCCAGTAGGAAATACATAACCATAGTTTCCGACTTCTTCTATCATTCGCTTTATGAGATAGCAGAAAGCCGTTTTATCCTTGCCGTGGCGTCTTGGCCAAAGAAGACAGGCATATTTATACCCTTCATCCATTGCTTGCATAAACGGTAATTGATAGTGCCTTGGAGTGAAATTACAGGGTATTTCTAATTCCATACATTCCCGCTGAAACGCTTATCTGAGGGAGTTTTTAGCTTTCTTTTTTTGCGTAATTTACCGCTTTAACGATAATGTTAGCTTCTTCCTCGGAAAGCTCTTTCTTTTTCATGTCTTCTTTTTTCTTGTCGTAATCCTGCTGAACTTTGCTGTAAACATTCTTCCACGACATAGCGTGAGTACCATTAAATTTATCATTTGTCGGGTGTCCATAGATGCTAGCGGCGACCAACTTAGCGGCTAACATCTCTTTAGCAGTAGCATACGCTTCTTTGAATTCTGGATAATCTTCTTCCATTCTATTTAGCCAACCGTGAGTTTTTTTCTTTCGATAGGCAAACTCAACAAAATGCACAGTTCTATCTTCTAACGCGAATTCTATTATTTCTTTACACAACTCTTCAATTAATTCAGGAGTCCATTTTTGAGAGTATTTATTTCCTTTAGCTGCGGCCATTTTCTAACCATCTCCTATGTGTTCCTAATCCTAAATATTGTTTTATAATTCTAAAAACAGTGCAATTAGACATATTCATTTCTTTCGCTATTTGTGGCATAGACATTTGTTTTTTTAATCTTAAGTTTTTTATTTGGTCCAATTTATCTTTTGATAGTGTATCTTTTATATTATTATATGAATATCTATTCCCTTTAGGAGCTGCCATTTTTTAATCTCTATGTTTTGATCTTGTTGTATATCAATATTTTTTTTTAATAAAGCTAAATATCACCAAAGTTAGCGATCACCTTTACCGAATCGAACTCTTTAAAGTGTGATAAGTCCATATGCTTTTGAATCATCTTGTCAAATTCGGTGTTTTCTCTTGATAAGTTGAAATAATCATCTAAGTGTTCGCAATCCTCATATTTTGCACCAGATGCGGACTTTATTTTAATTTTTAATATTATCATTTTCTTCTCTATATGCTTTTAAAAATTGATTTGATCTAACATTTGTATGAATCATTAAGAGCGTCTTTTCCATGTTTTCTATTTTATGAATAAATGACTCTACCAAATTGAATATAGAGGATGCTTAGAATCCTTTTTTGTGTATCCATGTTTTTCCCTTTGCTTAAAGCAACACTGTAAACATTTTGTGCTAAGTCCTCTCAATAATGAAGAAGCACAAACATTTTCCTCGTTTTCACAATCACATTTACAAATCCAATGCGTTTTCCCGTTTTTTGTTTCTCCTTGTCTTAAAACAATCCATTTTCCAAATCTTTTTCCTTCTAAATTCTTAGGAACATTTCCATAACAAGCCCTACATTGAAGAGATTTTCCTTTATTTAAATCATTACCTGATACTTCATTATAGTTACCGCAATCACAACGAACTTTCCATTTTGTAACAGTTCTTCCACATGGAATAAGCCGTCGAACTGTATGTAAAGCAGTCCATTTGCCGAACTTTTGACCAGCATGTATTCTATGCATTACTTAACTACCTTTATTTCTATTGGATAAATATCCTCCACGATTTTTTTCTTTATCTTCCACTCGGGAGTATCAAATCCTTTACATTCCCAAATTTCGATATGTCCATCGGTAAAAAATAACATAAAATCAGCTCTATAAATTACTCCACCTGGCAGATGAAAGGGGACTTGTCGTAAAAAAAACAAAATCTCTTTTAATTCTTGCATATCTTTAATGATTGAATACCATCTAGCCTCTAATTTAGAACTAAATTTTATTCCATCAAATTCTGTAGTCTTAGCGTGGTATTTATGCTTTAATTGCATGTTTTCATTCCTGTCAAATCAATTTTTTCCTTTACAAATGAGGCAAAATTTTTTTTGGCCATGTATTGTGGATCATAAAATCCCCGTGTTGTTGCTCGTGGTCTTGCTAGCGGTATCGGCTTTCCTGGGATTTCTATCTTCATAAATCGCTTACCTTAACTTTGCCTTCGGTTATATATTCAATTGCTAACTTTGTCGGATGAGGGATACGTTTTGTATCCCGAAGATATACATTGAGCGTTACACGGGAAATACCAAGCTTTCTCGCAAAGAATTTCTTTACTATACCGTTTTCTTCTAGATACTTTTTTAGCATATTTGTAAATTTCTTATCTTTTTGCTTGCTTCGTTTTTTCATTATTGATAATATATTATCAAATTTCAAAATAAACCAAAAGGTAAAAATGAAATATATATTAATTTTTTTATCAATGGCTATGAGTAGCTGTTGTATTTATCATGAAACAAAAATAAATCAAGATCAGAAGATAAAAGAATTTGGCATAGCTCCTTATTCAAATCGTCCTCTTATTCAAGATCAATGTCAAATTTAAGGAGTAAATCAAATGGAAAATCATGAAATTATAAAAGAGATATTGAAAGATATCCAAACTCAATTGAATGAACTAAATAAAAAACAATTCAAAAGTGAATCTGAGCAATTAGATCTTTTATTTACGGCTTTATCTAAGGCTCAAGCTGAAATAGAAATCGCTAAAACTGATAGCTCTAATCCGTTTTTTAAGTCAAAGTATGCTGACTTTTCTCAAATTGTTAAAGCGAGTCGACCTTATCTTGCTAAAAATGGACTTGCGATTATTCAGCGTGTTCTAACCAACGGAAACGGTCTTATGTATCTATTCACCCGTTTATGTCACTCCAGTGGACAATGGATCGAATCTAAAATGCCAATCAATCCACCAAAAGCGGATATTCAATCAATTGGTAGCTATATCTCTTATTTAAGACGTTACAATTGGGCTTCGATGGTTGGAGTTGCTGCTGCTGAAGAAGATGATGATGGGGAACAAGCTATGCTAGAAGATCGTCAAAATAAAAAACTGGAATATATTTCCGTTGCTCAAATCAAAGAATTGGAAAAGAAATTAAACTCGTTGGCTCCAATTGAAAAAGAAAACCTTTTAAAATGGTGTCAAGTGGATGCAATTCAATTCATTCCAAAATTTAAATATGGATCAATCAACGTCGCTTTAGAAGAAAAAATTAAAAAGGTTAATAAATATGAATAACACAAATTTTGAACAAGATTCTTTGGAGTGGCTTAAATTACGGTTAAGCCATATCGGTAGTAGCGATATTGCCGTTATTAACGAAACTAATCCATGGAAAAGTCCTTATGTTCTTTGGCTTGAAGAGACAAGTCAAAAAGAACCCGATAAACCTAATAAGGCAATGGAACACGGTAAAATGACTGAACCTCGAGCCCGTGAAAAATTTATGATCGAAACTGAAATTCCAGTCGTTCCAAATATTGCATTATCTAAGAAGTGGGATGTTGCAATGGCTTCTTTAGATGGGATCACACTTGATCTTAAAACAATCGTTGAAATCAAATGTCCGTTGAACCGTAAGTTGTTGGATTTTGCTTGTTTGAAAGAAATACCTCCTTACTATTTCGATCAAATGCAATGGCAACTTTGGGTTACCGGGTCTGAGAAATGTATTTTCTTTGTCTATTTGAATGATACAGAATTCGAAATGATCGACGTTTATCCCGACGTTAAATATCAAGAAATGTTGGTCAATAAAGCCAAAGCCTTTTGGTATTTGGTTAAAAACAAAGAAGCTCCTTCTCGTAATGAAAATGAAGCGGAATATATCAATAACCCTAAATCAAACGATACCGCCTCACAATGGCGTTATTGGAAAGAAAAGGAGTTAGAAGCCTCTGAAAATAGAAAAGCTTTAGAAGAGGTCTTAAAACGCGATTATACGCATAAGTCTTATTTTCCATCTGCTCAAGTTCAGATCAACTGGATCGAACGAAAAGGTTCTGTTAACTGGAAAGCTGTTCAAAAAACATGGTGTATTACCGAAAAAGATCTTGAAGATTATCGAAATAATTCTACAATTTATTCAACTATATCAATTATTGATTGATTTTTCCATTTGATCGATGTGGGCCTCTTCGGAGGCCTTTTTTTTATCTATCTAAGCCTCAAAAAGAAAGACTACAACTCGTAAAATAAATTTATTTTTCGTATCAAATAATTTATTAAACGAGCTATAGTCAAAAAAACTTTTATAAAAAGAAATGAGCTAAGCATTTCGACTAAAAGACACTTAGCTCATCAAAACGATAGTAATCCTATCGTAA